ATGGGCGATTTTCAGAGTGTCGCGCTTCGTGTTCGGGCTGACGAGGATGCTTTCGCGGCGCTTCCCGCGAAGATTCGCGCCCGTTTCAGCAACCGTCCTGCGGAGTTGGTTGCTTTTGTTTCGGATTCGGCTAATTATGACGAGGCCGTGGAGCTTGGGCTTATTGTTCCCAAGGTCGTTAAGGAGGTTCCGCCTGCGGTTCCTCCGTCTGATTCTAAGCCTGCGGCTTAGTGTCGACGGCAGTCGGTCGGGGGCTCCCCTTCGGGGGGGCCCCCTTTTTTTTTATGTTTCTGTTTTCTGTTTCTTCAGGGCTACTGTCTGCTGATCTCCCCGCGCGATTAACGTGCGTCTATTCAGCGTACAGTTCAAAGCCCTGTTGACGTTTACGTCTTTTCCTCTACAGCCCTATAGGCTGTTCTCGCGCGAAGCGCGAGTCGCCGGAGGCGCTCTGGATAGGCCGTAGGCCGTTTCCGTGGGGGTAGCAGGGGGCAGGGCCGATTTTGGCCCGACGCCCCCCTTGTTGGGCCTTCCAGGCCCTTTTTTGAGGTCTTTATGGCCTCTTTTCTGGTGCCCCACTAGGTGGGGAACCGTCCCAGGGAGGGGAAGCACACGTACTTCCCTTGTTGTAAGTGTGCTGAGTGACAGTTGACTTTTTTAAGTCGATCTGTTACTCTTTTTTTGGAGGCTTTCGGCAGATTGCCTTTTTTTTAAAACTAGGAGGTTCATGTGCCTGAGATTGTCCTGATTGTCGTGTCGGTGGTTTCTATCGGACTGTCGCTTTTTTTCAAGCGGCCTGTGAAGTGTGAGGTTCTCCGTGATTCCGTGAACGAGGAGGTGAAGACCAATGAAGCGGTACAAGATGAGTCGCGGTAAGTCTAAGCGCGACTTCCGCCGCAAGGCGGATCGTGTCCACGTTAAGAATTCGGTGTCGTCTACTCAGATGCGCGGAGGGATTCGCCTGTGAGATACATTCGTCTGCTGTCTCCTGTCGTGGAGTGCGTAGACAATAATAACGCTAAGTACATTCGCCAGCAGTTGCTGGCTATTAAGTTGGGGCTGGCCTAGTGCCTTGCTATGAACCCCTGCGGGCTGTGCTTATTTCCGGCCCGCAGGGGCGGCGGCTTTCTTTCAAAGATGACCCTCGCGGTCGTGGGCTTGCTATTCCTTGTGGCCGTTGTATCGGCTGTCGTCTTGAATCTGCCCGTCAGTGGGCTGTTCGGATCATGCATGAAGCGGAGATGCACCTTCAGAGTTCCTTTGTGACGATGACATATGATCCTGAGCATCTTCCGAAGGACGGTTCTCTTTCTGTCCGTGATTGCCAGCTTTTTTTAAAGCGTCTTCGCTTTTTTTTGTCTCCGACAAAAATCCGTTTTTTTCTGTGCGGCGAGTATGGTGAGAAGTTCTCTCGCCCCCATTACCACGCAATTATTTTTGGGTATGATTTCCCCGATAAACAGAAGATGGATTCTCCGTCTTCGTCTGGATTTGCGCACTTCACGTCCAAGGAGCTCACCGACCTATGGGGCAAAGGTCGGTGTGACGTGGGTGCGGTTTCTTTCGACTCGGCGTGCTATGTGGCGAATTACGCCACTAAGAAGGTGATTGGCAAGGGAATTAAGCAGTCTGACGGTTCGTATATTTCTCCCAAGGAGTATTATGGAAATCGAACGCCCGAGTTCTTGCTTATGTCAAGGCGACCCGGCATTGGTCGGTCCTGGTTCGCAACATACTCCGGTGATGTGTTCCCGGCCGATGAAGTTATTGTACGAGGCAAAGAGGGCAGGCCTCCTCGTTATTACAGCAAGATTTTTTCCGAATCCGATCCCGCCGCATATGAAGTGGTGAGGCTTCAGCGTGAGACGGCGGCGTCTGAGTTGGAGGAAATTAAATTGAAGTCTGGTGATGTTGTTAAGGTTGCTCGTGGCTCAAATGCTCGTAGGTTGGCTGTGCGTAAGTCGGTGGCCGAAGCTAAGGCTCGGCTAAAATCAAGGCGTCTGGAGAATGGTAATGCTTAAAGCGTTTGCTGTTTATGATGTGAAGGCGGAGGCTTATGGTGCGCCGATGTTCATTGCGACGGAAGGGATTGCTCTCCGCTCTTGGGCGGCGGCTTGTACGTCTCCGAAGTCTCCGTTTGCGGAGCATCCGACGGATTACAAGTTGTTTGAAATTGGTTCGTGGGATCCTCGGACTGGCCGTTTGGAGAGTCTTGTCCAGCCGAGGTTTCTTGCTGATGTTGTGACGGGTTCTCCCGTCGAGCGGGTGCCTTCTGAGCCCCGTATCTTAAACGAGGTGGCTTAAAATGTCTAATATGCCGTCTAACATGACGCATTCGTTTTCGCGTGTTCCGTCTATTAAGACCGAAAGGTCTGTTTTTCGTCGTCCTTCTACTTTGAAGACGACGTTGGATGCTGGCTATCTCGTTCCGATTTATCTGGACGAGGTTCTTCCCGGTGATTCGATCACTATGAAGATGAATTCTTTTGGTCGGCTGGCTACGCCTTTAAAGCCGATCATGGACAATCTTTATCTTGATATTCACTGGTTCTATATTCCCAATCGTCTCCTGTGGGAGAACTGGGAATCTTTTATGGGGGCGAAGGAGGCTTCGGAGGATGTGGATTATGTGATGCCCACTATCCCGATGCCGGATAACGGTCCAGAGGTCGGTACGTTGGCGGATTATTTCGGTCTGCCGACTGATGTGTCTAATGGTCCGTTCAGTGTTCAGTCGTTGCCTTTCCGCGCTTATAACCTGATCTATAAGAATTGGTACGCTGACCAAAATCTGGTTGACCTGGATGCGGTGGTGGTTGATCAGGACGACGGGCCAGATACGTATACGGATTACGTTCTTCGCAAGCGCGGAAAGCGGCATGATTATTTTACGTCTGCGCTTCCGTGGCCTCAGAAGGGTGACGCTGTTACTATTCCGTTTGGCGCTGATAGTGCGCCTGTGACGTTGGTCCCTTATACTGAGTCTACGAATAAGATGCTGGCGCGGAAGTCGTCGGATGATACGATTCGTAATACCCTGGGCGCGATCAAGATCGCTAACTCCGGTTATGCGACTACTGGTTCGCTGCGCGACGATTCGTCCGATGACATTATTAACATTGACCCTAACGGGCGCTTGGAGTCTGACCTGTCTTCGGCGGTTGCGACGAGCATTAATCAGTTCCGTGAGGCCATGCAGTTGCAGGTTATGCTCGAGCGTGACGCCCGTGGTGGCACTCGTTACGTAGAGGTTTTGAAGTCTCATTTCGGCGTCACGGCTCCGGACTTCCGTCTACAGCGTCCCGAGTTCCTTGGCGGTTCGTCTTCTCCTGTCAATGTGCATCCCTTGGCGCAAACTACGTCTCCGGGCACTCCGACGAATAACGATGCGCTCGGTAATTTGGCTGGCTTTGGTACTGTGTCTGCCCAGCAGTCCGGGTTTGCTAAGGCGTTTGTCGAGCATGGTTGGATTATGGGTATTGCGTCTGTTCGTGCTGACCTGACGTATCAAACTGGTATTGAGCGTTTTTGGTCTAGGTCTACTCGGTATGACCATTACTGGCCCGCGCTGGCGCATCTTGGCGAGCAGGCGATTCTGAATAAGGAGATTTACGCCGATATTGCTGATGGTACGGGTGCTTCCCAGAAAGATGGTGTCTGGGGTTATCAGGAGCGTTATGCGGAGTATCGTTACAAGGAGTCTAAGATTACGGGTGAGTTCCGGTCTTCTTTTGCGACGTCTCTTGACGTTTGGCATCTCTCGCAGGAGTTCACGGGTCTTCCCCAGTTGGCTCAGTCTTTCATCGAGGAAACTCCCCCGGTGGATCGGTGTATCGCGGTGACTTCCGCGCCTCACTTCCTGCTGGATTGCTTCTTCGATGTGATTCACGCTCGACCCATGCCTGTCTATGGCGTTCCCGGCCTTGGGAGTCGCTTCTAATGTGGGGTGAACTTGCGGGTGCTGGCGCCGGAATGGCGCTGAATATGATTGGACAGCATCAGCAAAATATTGCCAATGCGAAACAAGCAGATAAGATGATGGCTTTTCAGGAGCGGATGTCTTCGACGGCGCATCAGCGCGAAGTTGCTGACCTGAAAGCGGCTGGACTAAATCCTATTCTGTCTGCCGGCGGGGGTGGTGCGTCTACCCCCGCCGGCACTATGGCTCCCATGGGTAATGTTATTGGAGCTGGTGCCGAAGGTGCGCAGAAGGGTCTTTCGTCTGCTATTGAGTTGGCTTCTTTGTCTAAGATTAAGGCCGAGACTAAGCAGGTCGAGGCGAATACTCGCGTTGCTAATAACAACGCGAAAATCACTGACAAGGAAGCTATGCTTGGCGAGGACTTGTCTAAGGCATATCAGATGATGCGTGAGAAGGTCTTGACGTCCTTTGGGTTTAAAGAGGCCAATGCCTCTACGCCGAAGAATATGTTTTTCGGGCGTCCGGATAAGGCTACGTCCTTTTCGCAGGACCTCGACGATATTCGGAATCGTAGTTTTCCGAAATTAATCAAGGAGCCGAGGAAATAATATGTCTATGAAGTCTATTAAGTCGTCTGAGCCTAAGTCTGAGAGTCTTACTAAGCAGAGTTTTCGTGATCGTACTGACGTTAATCGGTTGGTGGCTCAGGCCCTTCGTGGCCAGCCGTCCGATCATATTAATCGTCATGCTCCGGTGTTTGCCGATGTGTCTACGATGGGCGATTTTCAGAGTGTCGCTCTTCGTGTTCGGGCGGCCGAGGATGCTTTCGC